TAACCTTTATTCTCTGCTGCCCATGTCATTACCTTAGCTACTTCCGTAATAGCGTTAGGGAAGCCAGAATCGAACAAATCCATTTGAACTTTACCAATTTTACGTTCTTCTAGAATTGGTCGGGCAACTACTACCGAAGCCTTTTGAATAAGCTCAATCTCACTATTCTTTACCCAAAAACCTTCTTCAACGTCGTCTTTATAAATAACACATTCGTCGCCTGCAACTTGCTCAACGTAACCTATAAAGTTTTTAATATCTTTATGAGCTTTACATTCAGGATACGCAAGGATAACCTTATCTCCGACACTAAACTCTTTATTTGCAGTCATCTTTCTCTCCTTTCAACCGTTTAATTTGTTCCAGCATGTCTTGTTGCTGTTGTTTAATAGCATACAACTCTTTGGTCAATCCGTCAACCTCAATCTGAAGCCGATCAACGGTTTTTAGTAGCTTATAATTCTCCATTATTTACCATACTTCTTTTTCAGGTAATCGATAGAAATAAAGCAAGGATCGGCATAACCATCTTTTGCATTATTCAACATCACCATGCCCCGCCAATGATTATTACCAGTGTATCCCTTATAGGCTTCTTCGTGTTGATAGAATGCACCAGCAATAATACCAATCTGCATTTTACCATCAATCGTAGGTCGTACAGCAATGTCTAGAGTTTGTTTGTGGCCTTGAACAAAACTCTTACCTACGTTCTTCAGCATACTTGTTGCTGTACCACCATAAGGCTTGCCGGTCATTGGGTTTGCCAAGAAGTGTACAAAATAAATACCTTCGATTTCCACAGGCAAAAGAAAGTCGTAAACTTCCCAACCGTGACGTTCCAAGTCTAGCAGCTCATATCCTATAAAGCCAGCAAATTCAGGAGAACTTTTAGGAACTCGCATTAGCCGTTCACAATGATTACCGAGTGTGAACACAAGACGTGGCTCATAAACCTTCTTTTTATTTGCTCGTTGTCGGGCTTGCAAATCTTTTAATGGTTGAAGCATCAAGTCCATTGCTTCTTTACCAACATCAATATCCCGTTTCAGACGACGACCTTCAAAAGAGAGTGTACCTTTGTCGTAAAAGGAGAGGCTCTCGAAATCCCAGAAATCACCAAGACAGACAACTGTATCAGGCTTCTTTTCTACAAGGTATTCACCACACCACTTAAGATGTTCAATGTCTACGCCATCCTTTACTTGGGCATCTGGAATTACCAAAATTCGCTGGGTCATTCGTATTTCTCCTTATAATCCAATCGTTTCTTCATATCAAAATAAAGTTGAAAGATATTCTTATTCATCAGAGCTACACTTTCCATCACCTCATACTTCTCAAAAGGTGTCAGACTTGGAAACTCATCTAACACTTGATCAAGTTTAGCATGGAAGCGTGCAATAATCTCTTCTGGGGCTTCATCTTTATTAATAACTGGTTTGTTTTTAAATAACTCTGTAACGTCTCCCATAACTAGACTCCCAAAATTGAGCACCAAACATTAAAGAAAACTCCAAATTGGATCACTTCTGCAACTATCTGTGCTGTCCAATAATTCATTAATTCTCTCCTTCACTATAGTCAAATTCCGGGTCGTATTGTTGAGGCCAGTTCTTAGGGGTTGGTCGTACTCGTGCTGGACCGCGTTCATGATCAAGTGCAGTCCATTGAGGCTTCATAGCCAATTCCAGAAGCTTATCAAGCTTGGCTTCCAAGATAGCAAGCTTAATACTAAGTTCGGTGAATAATACTTCTTTGGTGATTTTGTTAGTCATTTGGTCTCTCCTCAATTAAACATTGTCTTACAGCGTTTCGTCTAGCATCTTTATTCTTAGCTGTCTGTATACCACGTTCAGCTAACCAAGCATCAATATTCTTAGCAGATTCTTTACATATCTGAATCACTTCACGTTCAATCTTAGCATCATCGAAAGAGATGTTCAAGGATTCACTCAATGTTTTTGTACGATGACAACCTTCCTTACAGAGCACCTGAAGCCCCTCAAAATTAACCATCAAAATATTGTTAAAGTAGTTAGGAAAGTCTTCAACCTTTGTAAAACTACTACCACCAACATGTACGTGGTCAATTTCAACGTCAGAAAGCTTGAACAAACCTTCGCAAATCTCACACTTGACCAACCACTTGGTTCTAGTGCTATCGTCCATATCAGGTATAGTTTTGCTATACAAATAGGCCAGTTTAACGTCTGATTTCATCCAAGCCTGCCTGATAGCAGAACGTACAACAGCTACGACGTGTTTCTCTTGTGGTGAACCATCTTCGTTGAGTTTCTTCATGAACTCTTTTAGTTTGTCTTCACGTTTCTTTATATCTGCTTGTGAGGGGACTGTCATAGGATCTTTAATCCTTTAAGAACTTCAGTTCCAATAACAAAATCATTTTCAAAACGATGCATCCGTGCCATATCCCACATCTCATTCATAACATACTGCCAATCAATAAGAATTGTGTTCCCACGCCAGCCTACAACTTCTTTGGGTTCAGGGTAAAGTTTTTGAAAGATATTTTTCATTGCTATCAAGGCTTCTTTATCATTCTTAGAATCTTTCAGTGCATCATAAGCACTCTTCTGACCCCAATAAACATCAGAGAAGCAATGAGCCTTGTAGTTGTCACTATCGTCAAGACTACAAATTTGGTAGTAAAGGTGCATCCTACCTTTACCCTTTACTTCGTTCTTATCGTTTAAGTACAGCCCACCAAAACAATCACAATTTACAATGCCATCCTGAGGACGATTCACATTAAAGAATTTGACTGCGCAGGAATACGTATCTTTGTCTAAGGCAATGACAAATTTGTTTGGCTGCTTATAAGTCTCCATCACAACACGATCATCTACTTCATAATGAGTAACGACTTCGGCCTTAAACTTTCTTGTCAAATAATCAGAGACTTCATCCAAATATAAGGGTTTTAGTGTTTTATCACGCTGTTGTTTATATCCGAGCAAAGTACTACGCTCTACACGAAAGCTATCACCCTTCCCGATGAAATATTGAACACTTTCGGCCTTAGACGCCTCGACATTTCGTTCAACTGTAAGCTTGGCTGAGTGTAGGACATTTTCAATTGCTTCTGGTGTTTGCACATCTACGATATCAAATTCTTCAGGGAGAAATGGTGAAGTTCTGCTCTTGTTAATATCAGCAAGCCAGCCACCCGAATGTTTACGATCTCTTCCCCAAAACTGAGTCCTTGTATCAAACTCCTTAGTATTGCCAGTTGTTTTGTGAGTTACAACAATAGATCGCTTCTCACCAACACTTGCAACTGCGTATTTGACTGAATCTAAGTCATAAACTCCAATCACTTTAATCTCCTAAAAGAAAGCCCCTTTCGGGGCAATCACATTCAATCGTTATACTGAGTCAATTCTTCATACTTCTTGAACACAGCATTTGCAGCATCTTTCTTTTCTTCGAAATCACGCTTAGCTTCTAGTTTAGCTGCTGCTGCAATGAGCTTAATAACTTCAGCAGTTAGACCTTGAGGACAATCATCTTCATTATACTTGCTATCTGCTTTAAGCTGACGGACATCCTCAGACAATACAAGTTTCTGAGACTCCAAGTCTGCCAGTCGTTGGAACAATTCTTTTTCGCTAATCATTTACTTCTCCTAAAATTAATTTGTTTAAATGGTTGCACGTCCTTGTGCATAATTCCTTAGATCAGAAGGGCAAGCTGTCAGAGTCATCCTCATCAAACTCTGGCTCAGACTCTTTAGCCTTACTGTGAGCTTTTACTTGAGCATCCGATAGTTGACGCTCTGGAACTTCGTCAAAGTCAGTGGCAAGACTCTCAACTTCACCAAGTTCATCATAGTTAGCTGCACCACCAGCTTTCTTGTATTCAATCAGATGATCTACACGAACTGCTTTCAGTTTAGCAAAGGTGCCGAAGTCATTACTCACTTCATCATAGCTTACAACACCCTTAGAGCCATTCGAAACAAGCTTGTCTTTAGTGATATCTACCAACTTACCATTAGCACCTTTCTCAAATACTCGTGGACGCAGAGCATCAGGGATGGGTGTCAGATCTTTATACTGTGCTGGCTTCTTCATCTTGATTACGTAAATCTCATCACCATCATACGGTGCGTCAATTTTGTAGATCTTTTCAAAGTCTGCACGGTCCAGCTCTTTTGCTTTCTGCTTAGGATACTTCTTGTTCCAAGCTTTGGCGTCTGCCTTCTCAACAATACAATCTACAGTGAATTCTTTTTCAGTTGTAGAGCCAAACTTGAAGTCTGGTTGTTGAAGTTTAATATAGCCAAATACTGCATTCATAGTTGCCATATCTTTTATTTCTACCTTTTCAATTTAAGTTTAATTACATCGCTTACATTTACAACGCTTGCCGTGTGGCAACATCCCATTTCTAGGAATTCTTTACTTCTTATCCAGATATGCAATCGTAATTGCAATCAATCCAACAACTGCTGCGATGCCCAATACTACGGCAAGTGGTAACCAAAATGGACTCAGTACCCAAAGCCAACTCCATGTAGCAACAGTACCAATTTCAGCCAATTTCAGTGTCACAAAGATCAGACCTAGAATACCGAAGATTGGGAAACTTACAGATTTACTTTTACTCAATGTACACTCTCCTTCTTTTTCTTAGTTACTTGAATATCAGCAACCATTGGTTCTTCTGCAAATGCGTTAGCATAACTCTTCACAGCATTCACCAGAGCCTCACGTTTGTACTCTTGATCTGCAAAATAGTCACTAGCATCAGAAAATTCAAGCTCTACAGTGCTACTAATTTCGCCTGCAACAGATGTTTCTTTTACTTTGACTGAGCCCATATTATCGCACCTGTTTTGAAGCAATACGAGCAAACTCTTCCTGATAAATCTTTACAGCTTTGTTCCCGTTAGCTTTCAAGTCACGCAATGCCGCACGAGCTTGATCACGAGTATCCACTTCTGCATAGATAGTGGTGTCGTCTGCTACGGTGTATTGAATTTTAGTTTGCATTTTGTTTCTCCTCGTTTTATTTAAATTACCAATCAATATCAATTGTGTACGTACCAGCTTCGATCAGTTCCATTCGGTAAAGACTGTTTGCAATCATCTGGACATCTGGGTAGAAGTTACGTTCCCAGAAAATATCACGAGCGCTATTGGGATCACGTTCAAGCCAAGCTTTGAAACTTACTCCCATCTCATCCCCATTAATCACTTCTGGGATTGTGTCATTCTCATAATCATAAGCTTCATCAGGAATTGTAATCTTAACACGTTGACGTTCTTTACAGCCATCTTGTTGCTGGAAGCTGTAAGGTTTGCCGTATGTGTCAAATACAAGTTTATCCCAGTCATCAACGTCAATGACCTGTTCTGTTCGTGTGCTGATTTTCATTTCTTCTCTCCTTTTATTTCGTTAGGTAAACAGTATGCGCCTATTTCAGTGTGTCGTCAAGGGGTGTTTTTAAATCAGTGACAATTATCCCATCCGCTTCCAATTACATAACCTGCCGTCAATTCTACGTTAAGTCTGTAATATTGTCCAGCTTCTTTTACAGATTCTGCTGCCAATTCACCAGCTCGGCACCATGAACGGAAGAAACGCCCATCTTTTGCATGTCCAACATCGCTCCAGATCTTACCTTCCTCAGAGAATTCCTTCGCTTCTTTCTCTGTGTCGAACATTTTAAATTTAACAAGCTCTCGTGTCAACTCTGATTGTGCCTCATCCATCCAGTTATTGAGTTCGCTAAACTCACTCCGCTTTCACGGAGAATCAGACTATATCACAAACTCTTTCGAGTTTCCTGCCGCTTCGAATGCGCTTGCATCCTACTCCCTTCCGGGATAGTCGTTACACGTTCCTATTTCTAGGCTTCGCTCGGGATTAGCATAGCTTTCGCCTTAGCTTTCCCCGAATTCAACAGGTTATTCAATGCACTTCACAGTGCAAGGCCACAATTATTTATGGTAGGCAATCATTTGTTGGCAATACTTTTTACTTTTCCAATCATCCTTAAAGAAGTCTACAGACATCCCTTCAGCTTTAAGCTTGCGATCATGGATAACCATAGCACGCTTTGCACAGATAACACCAGCACTTTGGAACGCTGTGTTGATCACGTTACCTTTGGAACGAATTGGAAGCTTTCGTTTATCAATGCCAATCAAGAATTTCTTCTGTCCTGTTGTCTCCCAATATTGTTGCATACGATCTTTGAGTTCTTTGAGAGGGTTAGCCAAAGTCCAAAACTCATCAAAGATGATTTGAGCTGTCTCAAGATCACAACCAACAATCTTAGACACTCGTGCAACTTGAGCGTTGTAACTACATCCATATTTCACAGATTTTGCACTGTTACGTGGGAACTCACGGCCTAGAATAGCACTAATGCGACGTGCTAGTACAGAGTGACAGTCGTTTGGCTTCTCTGCTGTCAAACTAATACCATATTCTGGACCTCCTTTGTAACGATACACGTAATGACTTTCTATCTTGGCCTCAAGGCTGTCGAAATCATAACCAAGTTGCACGTAGCCTTTTCCAACTCCAAACAAACTACGCATTTCTTCACCATAAAGTGAAGTGTTGCGAGGAATGTTCGCCACTAAACGATGCTTGAATCTACTGGTCCCAGCTCCGCAAGTGTCTGCTGGTGTTGGAATCCGCCCGTCCTCACGAACGTTAGGCATAAAGCCACTCTCATGCTCATCATCGTCTTCTTCAGGATCATAACCACCGCCAAGAATACTATTACGACGGTGACTATAAGTCAGGAAGTCAGCAAGCTTTCTTGCGTGAGGAAAGCTACTTTCTAGCGCAATAAGTCCGGGGCAAATCTCTTTCTCCTGCCCTACCGTGAGTGTGGGGTTAGTTAACACTTTAAAGCTTTTAGCACACCCTTTTGCCAGCAACTTAGCTTTAATGTTTGACTTGTTAAGATTCAAATGCTCAAGACGATACTTACAAAAAGGACTGGCCAACGTCTGTTCAACATATCGTTCCACTGCTGCTTCAAACTTCTCTTGTGTAAGACGATTCTTCTTTGCATCACAAGTCAAGTCACGCTCTTTCCATGCTGAAGGCACCCAGTGGAATTTAGAAACCAGCCACTCTTTAATGTGAGTTGTGTCTTTCAGTGTAGATGGAACTTCAGTAATCAATGGTACAGCAGGCATTGGCAGAGGATATTCTTTACCAAAGATTGTTGCAACATTATCTTCACTAATCGTACCTTCATGCTTTGCTACAAACTTCTTGATATTCTCATTCAACTCCCCTGACTTCTTAAACTGCTTTTCAGAAGGTGTGTAAAAGTCCATCTTTGTTTTAGCCAAGGGCTTTGGTGGCAACACTGGTTCAACTTCACTCCGCAAAGCCTCAAGCTTTTCATCCAAATCACGAACCAATTCAATAGCCCGCTCTGTCTTGAAATCAAACCCTCGGTGCTCTTGTCGAGTGATAATCTCAGCTACAGACTTCTCAAGACTGATTGCATCTGCCCAATCCCAATCACCTTTTTCAACTTCCAACATCTTGTAAACTTTAGTGTTAGCCAACACGTCCACGATGCAATAAAATAACATGTCTGCTGCAAAGTGTTTGAAGCGAACAGATTCGTGCATGTGTTTACGAAACGTATACTTACGAAGTCCAGCTTTCTCAGACAAAGAATCCAAACTGTGTCCGCCCAAACGATCTGGGTTAAGTGCTTTGCTGATTACAAGTGTATCCTCAAACAAAACAGGCTTACCACACCAAGTATCTTGCTCGATTGTGAAGTCCATATCTTCTTCAATCTTGCCAACCATTAAGTCAAAGTTGATTTGGTTGTGAGCCACCACTTTATGCAGTGGATTGTTTAGGACGTAATCCTTGAACTCAGCAATAGATCGTTTCTCAAACTCAATTGGTTGGTAGTTTTCAAGAACGTAGGTCTGCCCTTCAATCACTTCTTCATAGCGACGACCATCAAGAATATATTCAGGACCGTCATAAAAGGCAATAATCTTACCTGTCTGATGTTCTTCCACAACAGTACAATGAGTCTTGAAAGTCTCTTTCAGCTTGAATGGGCTGCAAGTGTAGTCGATAGCCTCCTGATTCAAAAGACCTGTTGTTTCACGGTCCCAAGTAATATCCAATTTCTTACTCCTTTTGTAAATATTCAATAGCTTTAGTTAAAGATTCAACATTGTCTTTAAATAAACCTAAACCTCTGTTGCAGTTGTGACAAAGCAAGCCACGTACTTTACCAGATTCATGGCAATGGTCAATCACTAAAAGCAGTTTTTGATTTTTGCCCATCTGAAAGCCAACCCCTCCACAAATAGCACACAAACCGGCGTGAGAGTCAACCATTTCAAAATACTCTTCTAGAGTAATTCCATAGACTTTCATCATTCTAGTCCTGTCGTACCCTAATTGTACACATTCATCTGTGCAATACAAATGACTCGGGGATATTGGTTCAAATTCTTTGCCACACTCCTTGCAGGGTTTTGGATTAAAATATCCTTGTGGGTATTTTTCAGGTGCTCCAGTAAAGCTTACTTTACGTCGATTCTCACCAAGCTTATATCGTCCATTAATTTGTTTCAGTTCTGACATTATTTACTCATTTAAAAATCTTCAGGAACTTCTTGCGCAAGCAATACCTCCCATGTGTTTTCATCAATACTAAATTCGTCAGCAACGCCAAGGTAACTCCAAGGGCGATTCTTCAGAACAGTTAGTCGTACATTACCGCGTGAGCGATCAGGCATAATCTGAGGTTCTAAGCCAATGATAACGAAACTCAGTTGCTCCAAAGCACTACTCCCGCGCATCATCTCTTTACTGACTTTAACCCAAAACGGTTTGTCTTCATTTCCTTTTGGTGGTTTGAACTGCTCTGCTGCACTTCGGTTAATGTGAGACACTGCAATAACACAAACATCGTTAGCTGCGCAGAATGCTGCCAACTCAGTCATTACAATATCCAGTTCTTTGCGTTCATCTGTCACATGACTACCAGATACAACCATACTCAAGTGGTCGATAAGAATATACTTACAGCCTTCAACCAAGTGCATATGTTTCACTTTGTTCATCAGCTCACTGACTGGTAGGCTGCCGAAGTGTCCCAACATCACCAACAAATCATTATCAACAATTTCATTACGCGCTTGGGTGATCTGCTCCAGTGTTGCACACTCTAATGGCTTATCTTTAAACTTGAGATAGCTAACTTTTAGTTTAGATGCAATCAATCGCTGCATTGTCTCTTTGTTAGTTTCTTCAAGGTAGATCATTCCAAGCTTTTCACCAGACTCCATAAAAGAACTGGCGAAAATAGAAGTCACTGTGGATTTTCCGACCCCACTAGGACTTGTCAATAAAACAAGCTCACGCATACGAAAACCATGCAGCTTATCCATCAACTTAGGGAAGCTGTTTACATAGACGCCTTCAGGGCGTGGCTCAAGCAATTCTTCAATGCTGATGTCAGAAGCTTTAACAATCTTTTCAGCAGAGTAGGCACGTTTACCGAACTGTACTAGCTTGGCCAGTTCTTCTGTACGCCCAGCTTGAAGGTAGTCCGAAGCATCTTTAAGCCCGTCTGCTGGAACTACGGTCATCAATGACAAGCCAGTCCCAATAAGAGCATTTGCAACAGCTTCGCGGGCTTCGTGCCCTTTCATAATTCCTTTCTTAGTCTCTGCTGGTGTGCAGTAATCGTCATCAAAGAAAATAGTTAGAGAATCATGGCTCTTTATATATTCTTCGTTGTGCAGCAAAGCTTCTACAGCATTAGCAGTACCAAGCGGAATACTTACAACAAGTGGCTCAATACCTTCGTACTTAGTGTCCTTTACATTGTCACAAAGAGACTGGTAAACGCTCAGGTGGTCCCACTGGCCTTCTGTACAGATAAGGTTGGTGCGCTTACGATTAATGTTCTCCGCAACATCTTGTCCGAACAATTTGTTGTTGATAGATACACTGCCGATTGCAGACCAATGACCTTTCTCGTCCTTTCCTTTGGTTACGTCTTGTTTTGTGTAGCCTACAACTTTACCCTTCTGATTATACGAAGGGAAGTAGAACGCTTCAGGTGTCTTACCGTCTTTCTCAGACAATGCAACCTTTACACCGAAACGCTCCAGTGTAGCTTTACGAATACCACGTTCAGGTGCATCTACAGACGCATACTTCTTAACGTCATCCACTGTCTCTTTATTAAAAACTTCCACTTCTCTCTCCTTAAGCTTTTTGAAATAAGACACTAATCATCCTCTCCAATTCAATTTGTTTTATACTCAGCCAACCATTCTACCCAATTGCTTCAAGGATAGCAACACAATTCTTGACAACAGATTGTACTTTCTTAATCTCTACAACTAGAAAATCTTTCAGTGGTGGAAGGTTGCCTTCTGAATCGTATTGGCGATAGTCGTTCTCAGAATCCCACAAGTAATTCCCCATATATTTGACGTAATCACCAATAGGGGTTTCTACAAATTCAAGGTAGACAAAGTAGTCATGTTCGTAGAGTTTAGACTTCTCAAACAAAGTGTTGTTAATATCAATTACAGTCTGACGTACATTTTCCATCACATCATCTCCCCACATTCTGCACAATATGTTGTATCCGCCGTTTCAGCCTCCTCAACAGCTTTGTCTAGCTCTTCTTGAGAATGCATACCCTGAAAGATATATTCTAAGAAATCACTGAGGTCAGCAGATCCATAATAAACATGCCCACTATAAGCATACGAGCGGAGTTCTTCAGGACTAATGTGTCTGTAGCCTTTCTTGATATCTAGTACGCTCATTTTGTTTCACCCTTTAGTACGAAAGTATTATTGTCTTTACAGTATGCAACAGCTTCTTTCATACCCTTGTTAATTTTATAGACCCCGCCACCAGACTCACAAATCTTATTGGCTTCAATAATCTCTTTGTTAGAGATATCGTTTGTTGTGCTCAGAGTTCCCATCACAGCACCTAATCCAATAAAGAAACCTAGTAGACAAATAACCGCAAAACCTTCCATCACTCTACCTCCCCAGATATTACGCACTGAATCCGCTTCACCAACCCATCCGAAACATCTTTAATTTCCCAATAAATATCAGCATGCTTTTCATCATCACTAAGCTCACTGAAATAATTGAGAGCTTCGTTTAGGGAAGCTAGCGCGTTGCATAGGATTTCTTTTTCTTCTGACATTATTTAATCACCAACGCTGGTTTGTAAGGTACAGAAAAGATTCGTTCGATTTCATCCAAGGAATCCATGTCTACAAAACTATGTTTCTTCACTTCAACATCCCCATAGGATTCAATACCTGACATCCAAATGTAAAGCTGATTGATTGCAGTTTCATAATCATCACCATTAACTAGAACTGCTGTGCAGGAATGCTTATGATATGCATCAGGTACTTGCTCATAGCTTGCAGACAGTCGTTCATCTTCTCCAAATATATAGCAGTCACTGTAATCTTCTAGAGTGTGTTCAATCTCGTAATCAAAAGGGTTGATGTCAAGGTAGTGCTCAACATTCTTTTCCAGAATACCAACACAAGGACGACCAAAGCCTACTTCACCTTTTTCTACAAAAACACAATCCAATTTGTCTGCAAACTGTTTCAACCATTCAATTTTATCTTTCATCATCTTCTCCTAAATAAATATTTATACATCACCATATATGTATATATCCCTTTCCATCTCTCCCAACTCTGGAAGCACAGCCCTTGTGAACATGCTGCTGCCTAGGATAGCCTATTCTAGGAATTTGCTGTTGGTCAAGAGAGCTATTTGCAATGTTTCCAAGATTTCTTCATTTGTTTCTGTTTAAGATCGTGCCAAGGTTTCCAGTGTTTGGGTTTCTCTGTTGTCACTTCAAAAGGCCTCGGTTTAATCTTCGGACCAAAATCCCAACTGATTGTTGTTGGTTTATTAGTGATGAAATATCCACCATTTTTAGTCTTTTCAGCAACCTGTGTACGAACACCAAATTTGTTATAGAATTTTTCAGACAACACTTTAGCATATTCACGATCATTCGCATTCGTAAAATAGCTTTCTAGGCTGTACTGAATAATCTTAACACATTCTTCGTTGATTTTGAACCCCAAACGCCTGAAGTATCGCATACCCCACACCCAAGCATTGAACTCACGAGTAAGCGTTCCGTTACATGTATTTCCCCAACCAAAACTGCTTTCTAGCTCAGGTTGGAAGCTCTTGCAGTGACCAAGTTCATGAGCATAAATCAGGAAGGTTGCCTCTGTCAAGGGAATGGCAGATTTAATGTAGGTTTTCCTATCTGTGCAGGCTTCTTTTTCTTCGGCAATTGGTAGAAATCCTACACCATCCTTGAGGAGTCGCCTACCAATATAGTCACTAAAAGATCTTCCAGCAATCTTGATAGCATCTCGCGCATGTGGGATTTTCTTGGGTTTTGGGATGCTAAAGCTGAGATTTGGAAATGTCGTGATTTCGTCAAAACTCTTGATTGTCACAGGGTCGGTAATCGTGATTGTAAAATCTTTGGATGTAAAAGCCATTCTGCCTCTCCTTGTCGGGAATTTCTGTCTGTGTACTGCTTTGGAAACGAGATTACCACACCATTCACACCTGTCAACCCCAATTTCACAAATTCTCCACTACACCCTTCCTGTGCTAAAGCACACCCCACACGACACAATGTGCGAATCAAGAATTTATTGCAGAGGGATTCTTTTGAGAAATGTGTTGACACAGCAGAAGGGAGGTGTGATAATTGGCCTACATTAATTGAGAAGGACGTAGTAAATGTCTAATGTCTACTACACTGTGAAAACAGAACTTAAAACACCTTGGATTGGTAAACCGTACATCCAATACCAGCTTATAAAACATTGGAGTCAATTTGAAATGGATTGGCCTTCTCACTACGGAGACGATAAGAATTACCAGAAAGTAATCTTTAAGTCTGAAGATGGGAACCTTGTCAATAAGTTTCTGGAGAAGCTAAGTGAAAACCAAATTTAAAATAATCGACGCCTCTGCGGGAGAGAAATATAAGCTAAAGGAAGGGGAAATGCTTGTGATGAATGATCAAGGAATCTTCTTATTAGTAGGGAATTTCATGGATTATGATACGTATGTCAGGAAGCTGTCTGATGTTTGTCCTAAATATAGTGTGATCTGGAAGGGAGAAGAGTGATGAATTACACATTTGACCACAAACATTTTAACGAGGATTATACACCAAA